AACATCTCCACTATCAACACTTAAATATTGTAATGGAGTATTTCCAGCTTTATAAACTTGACCATCAAACCCTGCATAATAATCATACTTATATAATCCTTCTTGTTTATTATGTTGATGTGCTTGTAAATATTTGCTGCCACCTGTTTGTCCGACTGTTTTGAATTCTGTTTGTGAAGTATCTATTCCAACAAGAGTTCTACCTGTTGCAAATTCTTCCCAAGTTCCACCAAAATAAGTTGATGGATTATTTGTATTTGTAGTTATGTAAATTGAACCAATAGGATAGATTAAATCCACGTTCAGTTTTAGCATAATATCACAGGGCGACTAGATATTAAATATCTTTGCCACCCCACTTCCATTTTGGAAGTTAGAACATATTTTGCCCCAACCCCCTTTTCTTGCGTATGTATGTATGTATGTATGTATGTATGTATGTATGTATGTAAAAGCATAATTCTACTACATATCTTTGTCAATATGTTTTTCATATTTTTTCCTTTCTAATCCCAATACACAAGTACTTCGCCATTGGCTTCAATATGATCTTCGAACATACCAAGCATAGGTATTCCTTTTGTTACGTTCATCGTTGTTGTTGCGCTTGTTAATTTATCAGCGATTGTAAATTGTATTTCATAATTGTTTAAATAACTAAATATTGTTCCTAATGAATATGAAGTAATACTCCATTTCATATTATCGGCATCTAGTGTTAATGATGATTCAGGTATAGTTCCACCATCAGTCCAAGTATCAGCACCTGCAATACGATATTTCCAAGTTATTGTTACACTATTTGAACTAGCACCTGTTGTAGAACCAAATGTTCCACTCTTGTAATAACCGTTAGCTGTTAACTTAACTTCATTAGAAGTAGGCTCAGTTCTAGCAAGTGTGCCTTGTAAAGTTACCGATGAATAAGGTACTAATGTAAAGTAAGTCCCTACTTTATAATATTGTCTAACATTATACCAACGACTGTCCCAAGTTTGTGCACTATATTTTATATAAGATGAACTAGCATTTTCTACACTATATGTTCCTGTTGTATTAGTTATTTGCTCAGCACTTGTATCACTTGTATATTTTTGAAACTTATAATCACTAATTGTTGCATAACCATAAGTAGTTCCAACAACATTAAAGTTAATATTAGTTTGTCCATTGATTATAGAAGTATTATCATTTGTTAAAGAACTTGTTGAAGTAGTAATCGTTACAACTTGTGTTGGCGCATAATGTCCTGAATCGCCTTTAACAATGGCATTAGTAGTACAACTTTTAGTACTACCAACTTGTGTTCCACTAGAATTATATGTGTATTCATAAATTGTTAACATAGTATTAGGCGAATTAGGAATAGCCTTTAGCCAAGTATCTTCTAAACTACTTGTATCTAATGTTACTGAACTTGCTGCTGTGCTATCAGTTATTGTTGTCTCAGCCGTTTGGAAATCAGTTTTATATGTTAATTTGTAATGATATGCACTTGATAATGGATTAGTATTAATTGTTAATGTATTTCCAATACTAAAGTAACTATCACATGTTGGTGTAGAAGCTCTAGGTATTGTTGGTAATGATGCTCCACCACTTACATATAATGTTTGTTGCCAAGAAGCAAAATAAATGCTTGCTGATACACTTACGTATTTACTACCATCATCATTGTGAGTAACTGTTGGGCTACCTTCATATAAAGTTCGTGAATAATATTTGTCACTACCTAAATCGGTACTATATGATATTCCATCTCCACTTACACTTAAATTAGCACTTGAAAAGTTACCAATGTAACCACCTGTTACTACTAAGTTTACTAATGCTGAATAATTTGTTTGATTATTTTCGGTCGATTGTGAATTATACTTCATATATAATTCAAGATGGCCATATGCTCCATTAAATGATTGAGTACCACCACTTGCTATTAATTGATAACTTGTTGTTAATGTAGCCATTTTTAATCATCCCCTATAAAAAAGAACCCAAGTCCTGAGTTCCCTTTGTATTTTGTTGTGTTTGAAGTTGTCTTTTCCATTCGAATTGGTTTCTTAATTAAGAAATTACGAGCTGTTAAGTTGATACTTTCAACACCTTCACTTTTTACTGATAGCAATGTCGTACTATCACTATTACGTATAACATTTAATCCGTTCCAATCAAGGTTAGAAGTAGTTGGTTCATTTGTTTTAGCAATATGAAGTCCATTATCATCAAATTTACCACTTGTTGTTGTAACATAACTTACGGCCGTTCCATCTGATGAAGTTCCACTAATTATTTGGTTTACTTCAGTCTTTGTGTATGTGTCAGTTTGTAAAGTTGTTACGCTTGTTTGTAATGAAGATAGTTGATCAGTTGTAGCGTAGTTATCAAACTTATTTAGCATACTTTGATAATTATTACTTAAGTTATTTGTCTCTGAATCCAAACTATTTACTTTGCTTGTCATACTCTCAATAGTTTGATTTTGTTTGTTTACAATTATATATGCTTGATTTAATCTTTTATCAGTTGTATCACTTGCTTTATAATCAGTTGTACTTTCTTTAGGCAAATCAGTATATATTGTTTCTGTATATCCTTGAGTAAATGTTTGTTCATCATTGAATATATATGAACTATATGTATATGTAGTTCCATTTTTTATTGTTGAAAACTTTACTTTATCAAATGGTTCAAATCCACCATATCCAACTAATTCGGTATCAAAGATATCATATTCAATTCCATAAAGAGCCGTATATAATTCGCTAAGATATTCGCTACGATTATTGTCGTTCATTAATTGGTTGTCTTCTATTCTAAATTCATTCCAAGTTGTTAGTGTTTCATCTCTTTTATAAATTGTGTCACTTTCACCACTTCTTGATAGAATAACTGAATTAATTGGGCCGAAGTGTTGTCCAAAGTCAATATTTTGATTTTTTAATATATCATCATCTACTGTTATTTCAGTAGTACCTAAACTTGCTTTTTTGATAATTAAATTATCCATTTTAAAGGCCGTTCCAGTAGCTTGTCCTATATCATCTAATACGTCTCTAAATGTATAGTTAATGCCTGTATAAATGTCGCTATTTAGTGTTCTAGTACCATTTGGTAATGAAGTTATATCTGTTGTTAGTCCTAATTCGCTAACAAGTTGCGAAAAGAAAGCAAATACGGTTGTAGGGTAAGTTAAGGTGATTGCTTTATAATCAACCATAGTCTTAATAAACTGATCATATGCTTCGTGAGTATATGTCTTTGAATCAGCATTGTATGTTGCTTTCTCTTTTAAATAAAAAGGTCCGAATGTTTTACTTGCTCCATTAGTTCCATAAGTTGCTGTTATTGTCATATAAATAGCTGCGCCTAATGGTATTTGGACATTTAATTCTAAATTCATGCCACTCATTATTGTACCTACTAATTTTGCATTAAAAAATGGCTTTGAACTAACAAAGTCATCTTGTGATACTTGAGTTGTTGTACTATTTAAAATGTAGTAAACACTTGGTGTTATTCTTTTACCAACTTGTTGCATTATTTCAGTGTATGTCATTACATATCACTTCTCTTTACTATTGCAACTAATTTAAACTTAAATGGTTCATATACTTGATGCATATTAGTTAGTTCTGTTTCAATTGCCGTTCCATAAAAGTCTTCTGTCTTATTTGTACCTGTCTTATCATCTGGGAATGTTACACTTGCAATTATAGGTGATTCAATAGCACTTTTAATTGTTGTTAATTCGCTTTGATTACATTTACCAATTGATACTTCAAGTTTATCAAACCATCCTACAAACGTTCCACTATATTTGCCACTATTTGAGTTTCTACCGGCGTCGCTTGCCCACAATGGTTCAATTGACTGAGTAATACTTTTTACTTTAGGTAAATTAGTTAATGTTATTGCCATATTAATCACCCACCATTCCTACTGAAATTATTTTGATTTTTAATAGTTTCTAATCTATTACTTAAAACTCTTCCATCAATTGTATTTGTAAGATCAACATTTAATGTTATCCATTTTCCTATTTCTTGTCCTAATTGTTTCATAGTATCTGAATTTGTTAATGGTAAAACACCTTCTGCTCCACTTTCACCAACAATTGAGTTTCCAAGTCTCATACCTGCATTAGGTATATTAACGATACCACCACTAGCAAGTCTTGGTATTTCATTAATGTGAATACCCCAAGTGCCACCACCTAACCAACTAGGCACATTAACACTTATTTTATTCATTCCACGAATTAATTTATTTACGCCATCAATAATCCAATTGATTACGTTTTTAATTTCACTCCATAACCAATTAGCACCATTAGAGATTCCGTTCCACATATTTCCAAATGCCCACGTAATAGGATTTATTAAATAATTCTGTACATAACTAACAATTGTATTGATGATTCCAATAATCATATTCCAATACCAATTTATTCCACCTAATATTCCGTTCCATAGCCATACAAAAAAGTTTGCTATTGGTTGTATTAAGTTCTGATTAATCCAATTAACAATTCCCATTAAAAAGGCGCTAATTGTATCCCAATTCTTCATTATTACTGATACTAACAATATAATTCCACCAATAATTCCAACTATAAGTCCAGTTGGCCCACTAATTAGCAAACCTAGTCCAATTACTACTAATCCAATATCGGCTAAGTATTTTTCAAAATTAGCCCAAGTAGGATCGTTTAAATATGCTATAACGTCTCCAATATATAAAACTATACCGGCAATCATTAGCCCTATTCCTAATCCTTGTATTCCTGTTAAACTTGCTTTTGCTACTATTAATGCAGCAGCAATACCACCAATTATTCCTATAACAACGGCTCCATTATCATATATCCATTGTAACCATTCTGGTGTTGTTCCTTGCATTTGGCTTAAATCCATACTAGGAGTTGCAGCAGATGCTCCACTACCACTTGAGCTTGTATCTCCAAGTGTATTTACTTCATCAAATCCAGCCAATGTATTTTTTAATTCTTTAGCGCTTGTTGCTGTTTGTTTCATACTAGACGCACTTGCATTAGCAAATAAGTTAATTCCAAACCACGCCATTGCTATTGAATTAATAAAAGCAAGCAATTGATATACTTGTTGTACTAACCAAGTTATTAATGGTTCTAACATTTTTGCCATTGCATATTGTATATATTGAATATCAACACTTAATTGCGAATTATATTGGCTTAATACACTTATTGCTTTTCTAATAGCCATATAAGCGCTTCTTACACCGAATACTGCAAGAGCCCATCTACCGACTTTTGTTATAATTGAACTTATTTTAGAACCTATATCACTTAAATCACTACTATTCTCAATTGGTGTACTAGCAACTGATTCCTTTTGCATTTGTAGTTTCATTAATTGATTACCTAGTTTTTCATATTCGGCTTCTAATTTTTGTGTATCACCAACTTCATAACCTTTATCGGCCATCATTAGTTGGTTTTCTATATCTTGCATACGACCTTTAATGTAGTCTATTTGTGCATCAAATTGTTTCGTATCAAGTTCTGTTTTAATTGTTACATAACCATCCATTACTTCTCATCATCCTTTCTCATAACTTTTGCCCACTGATCGTCTAAATCTTTCTCTTCTTTGGTTTTCACATGGCGAAGTTCCACTTGCTTTTTCATTTCTTTCCATTTTTCAAGTTCCTTACCTTTTTTATCGGTTAATGGTTCTTCTCTTATGTATCTAACGCGATTTAAAATACAATCTTCAGTTAAACCTTTTAGTAAATCATTAAATTGCCACCAATGAAGATTAGCTTTATCTAAATCAATTCCATAATCGCTCATAAAACTTGCTTTTATATAACCTTCATCTTGTTCAAAGTCCATACTAGGTTCTTTATCATTTGTAATATCATCTGAAGTTGTTTCTCCACATTTTAAATACTTAATGGCTAAGGTAAATAGTTTGTACCTATTTTCGTGGTCTTCTAGGCCTTTTTCACCAAATAACTTATAAATAATAGCCAAACACTTTTCGTTGTCTCCAATGGCTTGATTTCGCGATATTTCGCTACATTCTAATGCAATTCTAAAGTCAGTATTGATTTCAAATTGTTTTCCATTAGTTTCAACGTATTTTGGGTATTTATTCATCTTTTAAAGTTTCTTTATCAGTGGTTTTATATTTTTCCTTAATCTCTTTATCAATGTTATCCACATTGTTTTTAAGTAATGGTAATATTGGTTCTAACATATCTCCTAAGTCATCAAACATACGAAGATATCTTCTATCACCAAATATTTTTTGAACACCACCTTGCCCTATAAACATATCCATTGCTTCTTCCATTGTTTTATAGAACTTTTGAGTGGCTTTTATTTTGTCTTCTTGGTTCTTTGATAATAAAAACTTACCCTTAATGTCTTGATGCTTATCTATTATCAAATAATCAAACTTTAAATCTTGCTGTGCTTTTCTTACTAAGAATTCGCACTTTTGGTATTTTAATGGTAACTCTATATCTTCCATATCAAATTCAAGGTATATTTCTTTACCATCTTTGTCTTTTTTTATACTTCCATCACTATTTTTAATACCAATTTTAATAGTTTTACTTTCTGGAAGTTGTATATATTTATCCATAACTTTTTTTCTCTTCTTTCTTTCGTTATCATCTACTAAATCTCATTATCTAGTAGTAAGCAAATTAAAATAAAAAAGGTGGAAGATAATTCCCCCACCTTAATTATTATGCAGCAGCTGTGAATGTAGGTACGCCACTAGCAATAGTAACTGTACCATTAGTAGGGTCGCCATTCATATTAATCTTGAATCCGATAGTAGGTGTTGAACCACCATCGCCACCATATGAACCAACTGATACAGAGCAACTAAATGTCTGTGCTTTATATTTGCTATCAGTAACGTCATATTTATCAACTAGCAATATAGTAGTTACGGCACTTTTGCCTACTGCTAAACTGTATCTTAGTCCGTTAATGAAGTCATATACTTCATCTCCAAACATACATTTCATTTCGCCATCAATAGATACTTTATATCCATCAACAGTAGTTGTAGCATTATCATCAACTATATAAGTTTCATCAGTAGTATTTGCATCATAAGAATATGATCCGGTTTTCATACCATTACCGATTAAGCCCCAAGTTGGTGTAGTTCCACTAGGCTTAGTATTTAACCAAGCCACAATTTCAGGTCTTTTAACCAATGTAGACATTATTAAAACTTCCTTTCTTATTTGTTTAAACAAAAAAGACTATTTAAAGTCTTTAATTTTCTTTGTAATAATCTAGTTCGCATTGAATACGATAAATTGCTTCATCACTATTCGTTGCATATACATATCCATCTGTTAAAGCACTTATTTTATAAGCACCACTAATGTTTGGTAATGTACCTTTTAAGTTGTTTGTTTCAAGCCAAGTTTTGAAATCTTCAAAGAATTTAGAATTATCAATATTGTTGGTTGTTTCGCTATTCCAATGAAGTTTACTATCAAAGCTAAACATAAACTTGCAATTCTTACCACCAGTTATAAATTCTTCAATTATAGGATTATAGGAAGCCGTTTCATTGATAGAGTATGACTTTATCTTGTCTTCTAGATAATCAACGTTAATGGCCGTATATTCATCTAAATATGGACAAGTAGCAATATATGTTCTTATTTCGTCTATCATGAATTATCAACTTCTTTCTGTAAATCTTCAATAATTTCTTCCTTATAATTAGTAATAGTTCGCTCAACATAATGTGCGCCCCTATCAGCACCACCATTATAGTTAAGTGGTTCGCCACTTGATACCTTTTTGATACCAGGTCTTGACCAATAACCATAGTTTGGGCTGAAAAAAGCACCTACGTGATATTTAGGGTCAACATATTTAATACCTTCGTTCATATAGTGAGCATAAGGCGTTTGTACTTGTATTAATCCGGGTTGTACTTCAATTGTATTAGCACTCATAATACCTTCATCATATGGCATTAATTTGCGCATATGACTTATAAAATCAGTATCTAATACCTTTTGTAATCTACCATTTTGTTCAAGGCCAAATCGCTTATACAATTTACCTTTGTCAAGTTCGGTAAATACTTCAAAGTCAACATTCATTAATTTCCACTTACTTCAATATGTTGCATATCACTACTTCCATAGTCTTTAATAGCCACATTAACAATTTTCATTGCTTCGTAGTTATCTTTTAAAGCACTAATATCAGTAATACTTGCAACACTACCTTTGACAATATAATCATCATTTTGTAGCGTCCATCCAGTACCACTTGTTTGAAATACTTTAGGGCTAACATAGCCATCAGCAATAGCAGGTGCTAACAAAATATCAACACCAACGCCATCACTTTTAACTAAATCAGTTCCACTTATATTTATTCCTTGATTAGAACTCCAAAAACCGGTTGTAGTATGTAGTTTATATTCATTTGCTTTAGTAGCCTTATTAAACCATTTATTAACTATCGTAATAGTTTGATTAAACATATTTAATTCCCCTATAAAGTAATCCCGTATAACCTAAATATTGATTAAGAGTAGAATTAATTTCGCTTTGCATTTCGGAATCACTAATTAACTCTTCTAATTTATCAATAGGCATATTCTCAATGTTTCGTGAGTAATCGCCTATTTTTTCACTAGATATTCTACTTGTATCTCCTAATGCTATGGCTTTAATTCTATCTTCTAACTTTTCTTGGTCATAAAACAAATCGGTGATAGAGCAAGTTGCATATTCAATAGGCTCTAAATAATCGCTTATATCACGATTAAGTATTGCATCACGAACTTTTGCACTTGCTTTACCACATAACTTATTGAATTCAGTTTCGGTGGCTATTTTACTTCCACCATACGTTTCTTTGTAGAACGTATAGGTTACATAATTATTCATTATTTACCACCTTTCTAATTAACTAAGCTGCTTTTTTAACAACAGCAACTTTATCAGCATTAGTAACACGGAAACCAGAGTTGATTTCGTTTTGTGCTAAAACACCAGTAAATCCTTCAGCGTTTTGTAATCTCATCATAGATAGATTATCAACAACGTGGAATGCAGTTGGGTCATATACGATTAAACTAGGTGCAGTTAAATTAGCACTTGTTAATGTTCCAGCATAGTTGTAATACTTAGCAGCAGCATTGTCTAAAGCATCTACTTCAAACCAAGTCATGCCAAGATATTGACCAACTTGTCCAGTAGTCATAATTCTGTCATTTGTTGTTGGAGTATATTTGCTTCCAGCTTCTTCCAACATAGATGCGAATGCATCAACAGTTGCGAATACTACGCTTGGTTTAGCGTGTTTCTTTCTTAAAGCCTTACGTGCTTCAATTGCCATATTAGTAATTGTAGTAGCCGTAGAACTTACTTGTGTACCTTCAGTAACTAAGCAAGCAAGAGCAGATTGTTGACGATTATCTCTGTTTTCAGCAACAGCTAATGCTAAATTAGTTTCAGCCTTAGGATAAGAGCAACTATCTTCTGTAACTTGATAAATCTTTTTAGATTTTCTGAATGCGTTGTTAAGTGATAAATCAATTAATGTATTTGCACTTGCAACATTTGTAAAATCACCTGCTGGTGATTCTGGATCAGCAACAGCGTCTTTAGTTTCTTTGTAGATTTTAACTACGCCGGCTTTAGCATCTCCTTCATAAATATTTGAATAAGTGACACCAGGTATTAAAACTGTGTCTGCGAATAAGTTTGGCTCAACGATTGAAGAATATTTTTCATCAACGAAGTCATTATTGTATTTTGCCATATTTTAAAACTTCCTTTCTTTTACATTTGTTTGTAATATGGATTATTTGCATACTTTTTATCCAAGTATGACTTTTCTTCACTAACTGTTTTGTTAGCGTTGTTTTGACTGAATCCAGTTGTTTTAACTTCATCAGTCTCAACATATTTAGGATTATCTTTTAAGAATTGCTCCAAGTTCTCATTGAAATCGCCATCTTGGTGTTCAATTTTGAATTGGACATAGTCAGCATCTTCGCTTTTAATTCCTTTACCTAGAATTGCAATTAAATGCTTAGTGCTTGCTAATTCAAGTTCTTTCTTAGATAATTCATTAGCAATTTCTTGTTGCTTTTCGGCGTCAGTCTTTTGGCTATCTTTCCATTTCTTGTACTCTTCAATGTCAACACCTTCATACTTCTTAGAAATCTTGTCTTTTTCTTTCTTTATAAGTGAATTGACTTCTTCTTGAGTAAAAGTCTTGGCTTCTTCCTTTTCTTCGGCCTTGTCCACAGTTTGTTCTTTTTCTGTTTCAGTTTGTGTAACTGGTTCAGTTTTTTGGTTATTCTCTTTATCCATAACCGTTTCCTTTCTTTTTTAAGGGTAAAAAAGTAATTCCCTTAACCTAGATTTCTTTAATGCCTAACCTAATAAAAGGCATAATAAAAGCAAGTGTATTTCAACTTGCTTAACACCTAATAGGTGCTATGAAGTAGACAAAGAGTAATCTACTTCATACCACTTAATAAGTGGTATTTATTTACTTGTTACATATTCATTTGCATAGTCTCTTTTAATATTGTTAGATTTAGTAAATGAATCAGTTTTACTTTGCCATGATGATATCTTTTGCTTTGACATTGTTAACATTTCGTTATCGCCATTGGCTTTATACATTTCTTTTCTACGTTTCCATTTGCGAATATTTCTTTGCAAATAGTTTTTCTTTTGTTGCATTTGATAATTCTTTAATGCTTCTTCTTTACTTATTTCTTTTAGATCGTCGCCACGGCTATCTCCAAAGTATGGTTCAACATAGTGTCTGCAATTTATTCCATATATGCCATCAACTTCGCCGAAGTTAGCAATACTTTCCCATTGTTCTCTTTTAACAATAGTACCTTGCCAATCAAAGTGCGATGGACGGCAATTAATATGTTCACTAAACTTAACATATTCTGGTTTAAGTTCATCTATTGTTGCTTTTTCTATATCACCGCTTAATGCTCTTGTATTAGTTAATATTTCTCTCTTAACGGCGCTTTCTATATCATAACTTCTTATCTTGGTTGCTCCATCATCTGATATTGTTTTATATTGAAGTGTTTTAAGGCCGTTATAACTTAATTCATCAATGCTCTCACGAATAGACTGATTATAACTTTTCGTGCCACTTGAGACTTCTAAATAGGCTTTATCAACGATTTTAAGGTATTCTTGTCTTACACTATCTTTAATCTTGCTACTCATACTAATTAACGACTTATCTAAATCGTTATATCTGTATTTTATTAAGGCATCTACCGTTCCATTTTCAATTAATGTATTTGGGTCTATTTCAAATTGTCCATCTTTAAAAGCACTATCTAGTTGTTTAATGTTATAAGTTGAATATCCAATGTCTTTCATTGCTTGTAATAAGGCCTTTTTAGACTTGTTTGAGTATTTAGATATATAATCAATAGTCTTTTGATTAAGTAGCCCTAATTCGTCTAATTTTTGTAATCTCCAATAGTCACTATTTAATAGCTCTTCATTTGCTTTAAAATGACTTGCTATCTCAATTAGCAACTCGGTTTCCATTTCATTGTACATTTGTGTAATAGGTTGTATGGCTTTTAATATCTCTTTATCAGTTGTCATACACTATCACTCTCCAATTGATGGTTCAGTTCCTTCAGTTATCTCTTCGCTTGCTATCTCATTATTCATTTGTTCGGCAAACTTAATTGCACTATCATCTTTTAATCCGTATACGTCACGATAATATTGCGCTTTACTTATTAGTTTATTATTGAATTCACTTTGTGCTTGCGCTCTAATTGAATCAGTATTCTCAATGATAGTATCATCATAATCAATTGATATATTAAACTTATTAGTGATTCCGATTAATTGCGCTATTCCATAGATTAAGTTAGTTAATGCATATGTGATTATATTCTCTTGTTTCTTAATCTTTCTATAAACGTCACTATTAGAACTCATTACTTGGTCAGTATTTGTATATACTTCACCGGCTTTAAACTTGTAATAGTTATGTCCTAATCCTATCTTGCTTGTATATAGGTTTAATTGCGCTTGTAAATCGTTTGTTAATTCATCAATTCTTAAATCAAACTTGCTTTCAGTAATTAAAGGGTCATTTTCTTCGCCCGGTAATTGATAGTAAACAGTATCGTTGCTATCAAATATTGGTCTTATTGTTCCATCTGGTGCAGTATTAAACTTACTTGCTCCACCTTTAACGTATATTCTTTTACGTCCTAATGCTATTTCATTATCCAAACTATCATATGCTCTATCAATTGCTAATATATTATCTTTAGCATTCTCATATATGCTTATTCCATATGGACTATTAATGTCGCAATTATTAATTAGACATGTTTTTAATATTGCAAATCTTGGTATATAACTATTTGTGTTTATCTCGGCTATCTTTTCATCAATAGGTACTTCTTCAATGCTACCTTTTCTATCAATACACTTGCGATTTTTTATAACATATCCTTTATCAGTCAAGATATGCGTATTAAAGTAATATTCATATCCATCTTTAACTTTCTTTTTGCTCCAAAACATTACACTATTAACTGTATCTTTATCAGCTTCTAATATTACTATGTTAGTAGCATTAATAAAGTTTAGTTTTAATACGCCATTATCTAAATAAGATACTATTGCGCCTGTTCCTAATGCTTCAGTTAATTGCATTAGATTATTAGCATTATGTAGAAAGTTATTTTGATCTAAACATTCCTTTATTGCCTTTTGTGCATTTTCATCATCAATTGTAATATCTAACTTTTCATTAAAGAAAAAGTCACTCAAATCATTACAAGATTGACTTGCTATATTTAGGCTCTTTAATGTTAATGTATTGTAACTTATTCCGTTATATATGCTATACTTATGCTTTTTTGTTGTACCTTTGTACCACTCAAGCCAATCAGTTACTCTTGTTTCTTGTTCTTCATCTATGTTCTCTTTATAACCTAATGTTTCTAAGTAATCCTTTACTATTTTTTCCATTGTTTCACTACTTTCTAATTAATTTGTATCAATGCGTCCATATATGGTTCAGTAGAATATTCTTGTGCATCCAAACTATCTATATCCTGGATTCCATTATCAAGTCTTATATCTACCTTATCTTTTTCCCATATAGCCGTTTTAATTGCGTTTATAAGTGGTGTGCAACTCTCAAGTACAAAATATTTGTTTGTGCTCATCATCTTACAATAGAACTTTATTCTGTCTATTATCTTTCCCTTTATTGCATTGTGTATTGGTATTCCTATATTATGTTCTCTTAATGCTCGCTCAAATCCTGCAATTAATGTTTGCTCGGCACTATCACAACGAATATCAATAATTGGTGTTGTTTTATATTCTTGCTTTAATTCCAAAATAAAATTAACAAATTGCTCTGTTAATTCTTTATCATCTATTCTCTTTGGTATTCTTTCTTGTTTGATAGTACCAAATCTTTTAAATCCTTTAACTATTCCCGTAGCATTAAAGCTATGCGCTGATATATTCCCACCGAAGTCCACGCCTATTGTTATGAATGCTAAACTGTTTCTTAGGCCATTTGTATAATTGCCATCATTATCAGTCTTGTTCCATTCATCCATACTTATTATGTGATATGGTCTAAACTCTTGATATATTAGTCCATCAGCAACTACTCTCATACCAAGTATATCTCTTTGAAACCATACACTCGTCTGATCATATTGGCTTTTTATTTCTTCTATTCTCTCTTCGCTAATTGCTTTATTATCATCAATAGTAAAATGCTCGTAATTATAGCCGCCTAACAACGGTTGCTCTTTCCAATGGTCTATGTATCTTGTGTATATAGTATCCATAGGATTACAAGGATTTAAGTCCCAAAACCATTTAGGATTTTTACTTGCTAATTGTCTAGCAAATGCTACTTTTATAAAACTTGTCTTACTATCTTCACTATCATAATGCTCATTTACTTCTGTTGCTATCCATAGTCCATATGAATTACCTAATATTCTTTTATAGGAATCAGCCTTACTACCACCAGCAAATATAACTATCTTTTCATCTTGCGTTGGTATCAATTCTTGTAACTCAATAAATAATGCATCATTGTCTTTATATTTTCCCCAATGACAATGCCCATCAAAGATATGTTCAAGTCCAAATCCATTACACTCACCTATGTTTAGTTTAGCATTGGCTAATGTACTACCACTTGCTAAATGTATTTTATCTTTGCTTTCAATTAGATTTAGCATAAATGCAATACAATTATCTATTGTCTTACCACTTCTTACAGCGCCTTCAGCAACGTTTGCTTTATTATGCAGCGAATTCATTACATATTGTTTATGCTTGTCTTGTAATGGTATTAAATCTAAATTACCTATCATCTTTATTCTTCAACATTTCTAGTATTGGTGTTATATTATCAGGCTTTAATGTATCTACTATCTTTGTTTGATTACTTAATTCTCTTTGCTTTAGTGCTTTATCTAGTAATATTCCTATTGCTTTCCAAGTATCACTATCACTCATATTATCTTGCTCTAGATGCTTATATGTATTGTCTATACCTTTATCAATTATTTTCTTTTGTTCATTTATTCTACTATTAAAATAATCTATTATGTCACCATCTAATGATTGCTCTTTTTTTACTGCTAAAGTTTGTAAAAGTTCATCTTTGCCCTTTAATTTGTTTGCAACAGTAATATGACTAACATTATTCATTCTACCAACTTCACTAGCATTACCTTCTATGGCATAATCAGCAACTATCTTTTTCTCTAGTTTTGTAGATATCTTCTTACCTTGTTTTGCCATAATCTCACCACCTTGTAATTAGTACAGAATACTCTTCTTTAATATCCTTACTATCTATTCCTAACAATTCTTTAATTCTCTCTATGTTCTCGTATATCTTATGGCGCTCTTTTGGGCATTTCTCTCTTGCGTATTTTAACTGCAATATTAGTAATGCTTTCCTAAGTCTTTCTTCTTCTTCCATGTTTGCGCCTTTTATTCTCCATTTAATAATCACTCTAGAATAGATATATGATAATATTTCAATTATCTTCAAGTCTTTGCAACTACCGTTTTCTTATCTCGTAAGTATATATCTACTCTAGACTAACTATAAAAGTTAGTCCACCAACATATCTACTAATCTATTTAGTTTTACTAAATGCTTCAATAATGTCAGTAATAAAGCAGAGCCAATCTCTCTGCACGGATTAGAGTTTTTTTAGTTACAATTCTTAACAAAGTAACCACAGGATAATCAATAAACTTTTCGGTAAACCTGAAAATTGTTATTATTCGCAAGTACTATGCCTTAATAGAAAATTAAGTGCACCGTGTTAAGACAGCCAACTTTATAAAAGATATTTCTTTCTCCAATAGCGATTATTAACTACTCTACTAGGACTTAAGAAGCCTTCTCGTTAGTATTATAATCACCCTAGAATAGACATATAAGACTATTGCAATAGACATTCTAATTTCCGTTAACTCAAATTAGTAAATTGGGTAACATTTATATATCTACTCTAGGCTAACTATAATGTTAGTCTAATATACATAGAACAGAATAGAGAAAGCACTAACAACAAATGCTATTCTCTAATATGATAAAATTTGTATTATTAAATAATAAACACAATTAAGGTAGTAGATAAACTAGCTATGCTAGTCTTTCTATTGTTTGACCTTTCTCGTTCATTAAATAAACATCTTGATCAGTAATTAAAGCAATGTTATCAAACTCTTTACTGTCTTCTATGTATAGCATTATTGAATACATAGGATTCGATAATTCATATTCATTTGAGATTAAATTCTCAATATGAGTGGTTCCTTCAGCACTTTCATTAATCTGATTTGATGCAATTGTGAAAATCTTGTTTATGTTAGCAATTTCTTCAGGCAATTTAACACCATCAACATATGCGCATGGATCTGGATTAAAATTAATTGCTCCATTATATCTATTTAAGAATAATTCCGAATTAATTTCTTTAACCGCAGCTTGAGATACATTACTTATATATCCCCATATTTCTTTTCCATCAGTGTCTTTTTCTTTATACTTTACTACAAACATATTTCTACCTTCTTTTCTTTCTACCTACTACCTTAATTCTGTCTATTATTTTTTCTTTTTACCTTTTTTCTTGCAAGCCATAGTCTCACTTCCTTTTTAATGTCTTTACCTTTTCGTTTGTTAGTTGTTTTTTTTTATCAAACTCTTCAAGCGTTGGTGTAATGCTCAATACATTACCTTCTTTATCAAAATCTATGTCTACCCACCATACACTCTTTTCATTGTTTAATCCTAAGCTGCGTGTAAATGGTGTTTGGTCTTCTAAGCACCCGGTTTGGAATACGTGCGTAAAGTCTTGTTTAAAATAAAATGCTTGGTGTATATGCCCCATTTGCAATATGTCGGGTTTTTCATCAATGGGTATTGAATCAAGGTACTTTTGTACTTTGTAACTTTTAGCATATGCAATACCACCTTTTCCGTGGAACATACGTATCTTTAACTTGCCTATGTCTAAATCGCCAACGTCCGGTCCAAGATATACTAAATCTTTTCTCTCGTTTGATATTGCTTTGCCTATATCACTACCACACGATTTGTACCACCATCCGTCATGATTACCTGTTATAAAGTATGTTGTGATTCCATCTATACGTGGGTAATTATTTACTACATATTGTATTTGTCCTTCATAACTTGGCTCTTTTAATTCATATACTTGCTCTGCTCTATTGCTTCTACCATCTGTTAAGTCCCCACAGTGAAGTGCTATTGTTATTCCTTGCTTCTTTGCTTTGTCATATATGTAGTTTAATATATCGACACGATCATATTTACTTGCTAAATGCGTATCGCTTAATAATAGTAATTTAATATGTGAAAGTTTATTAGGTATTTTATATGTGTCTTTGTTTTGTATTGGCTTATCTAGTTTTATTATCTGTCCATCTAAGTAGTCAACTAACTCGCCGTCTCTTTTTAATAATTCAACGACACCAATTGCTTCTATCTCGCTTATTTTTAGAAAGTCACAGATATAAGGCAAATCTCTTTTTTTGTTTATTAATACTTTTACTTTAGTCTTAAGCTCTTTTAATTCTTTTTCTTTCACACTAATTACCACCTTTAAGCAATATTTTTGTCTATTTGCTCTTCTTTGATGATTTAGAAGTCTTTTTAGGCTCGTTTGTTTCTTCTTTGATTAGTTCTTTGTCTTCTTTAGTTTCACCGATTATAATGACTAATTTAAGTTTCTCTAGTTTATTAGCTCTTTCTAAGTCGCATTCAAATATGTCATCTTCATGCCGTAGTATATTTTCTTGTAAATCTTCAAATGTTTGTATTGTTTTTACTTTCATTGTCTTTCTCCTTTTCAATTATTTTTATTTCTACATAATCTTCTTTATCGGATATGTAGTTATATTCTATTTGGCTTATATATTTAACACAATCATCTTCAATTATTCCCGCTTGTACCATTCCATCTAATATGCATTTGCACATACGACCATCTAGATCGCTTAGTTTATTCTTAATATGCCAATTAAAAACTATCTTTATCGGATAGTTCTTTACTTTTTTTTCGTTTATAAAATAGTATTTGGTTAATTCTGTTTCTTTTTGCTTTGTCTTGTTTGCTAAGAATACGTTTCTTCTGCATTGGTTAATATATTCGTTTAGCAATGTAAATCTATATTTTATTACCATAAAACCCCAAAATAAAAAGCCACTTGTGAAGTGACTTATTGAGTAGAATAAGAATTTATATTTCTTTATATTTTCTTACAATACCATATTAACATAGAAATAGTGACATTTTAGTGACATCTTTACTTTTCTATTGACTTTTTATTATTTACCTTTTCTAGTAAATTGTTTTTAATTAGTTCATATAATATGTCGTTGTATTCTTGTACGTCATCATTATCTTGAAAAAGATCGTAATCTACTTCTAATTTTTTATTTTTCAAATAAATTATAAAATAATATTTATATTCAAAATATGTTAATTCTCCTGTATACGTATCGTATCTTTTACTAAATCCAATCTTTTCTAATTCTTTTAAATCTACCTTGTCTTTTAATTTTAACATTACTTATCATCTCCTAATGCTTTATTTACTATTTCTAAAATATCATCTATTCTTCCTGTAAAACTTTTTATTTTAGGTGGTAAACCATAAAAGCCAATTTCAGTTTCTTCTGTATGTTCTTCTATACATTGTTTAATATCTTCTAATGCTTTTTCGTATTTTTCTGTATATTCTTTAAACATTTTCATTGATACATATACATTACCATCAGCATCTGTTACTATTGGCTCTACAAATTTTTCTTTACTCATTTATTCACTCTTTCTATTTCCATATACCGTTTTTTTCATTAAATTGTATCATTTCTAATATATTTTCTCTTAAATAAATTCTATTTATAAATAAATATAAAATTTCATCATTATTGAAATCTAATGCTCTTTTTTGATAGTCTTTATAGTATTGTGGTTTAATATCAGCATATAGATGATTATTTTTATATCTAAATTTAATATCAAATAAACCATAATTTATAAGAATATCTTTTATTAATCTTTCTAATTTTTTAGCAAAATATCTATCTAATATCTTTTCTATCATTGTTTATTCACTCTTTCTATAATCCTAATTATTTACTTTATCTATTACTTCATTAAGTTTATCATTTTGAATTTTAAATGTTCTGCCTATACTTTCATCAGTCCATTTATAATTATCTTCAACATTTTCTAATTTATTGATTTTATTTTGAACTTCTTTATGTTCTTTAATAATTAAAATAGAACAATCATCTTTTTCTATTGATAATGCTACATCATATTTTTTACCTTTGTATTCAATAATTGCACTATTTTTTGAAAAATCAGTGCTTTTTTCTTGTACTGGTTCTAAACTTTTTTCAAAATACCAACAATACCAATTATCATTAATTTTGCTTTCATAAAATGTTACTTTATATGGAACAGAAGAACTATCATCTACTTCGGTTATTTTTCCAATTAATCCTTTATGTAAATCAGTAATAACTCTTACTTTATCTCCTACTTTATATTTCATTTTCTCACCTTAACTAATTTTTTAACCTTTTTGCTTTCTCTTGATAATTCGTGTTTGTAAAAGTTCTCTATAAAGTGTCCGTTGTATGTATCGTCAGTTTGCTCTTCAGCATCTAACATTGTCTTTAATTTTTTTATATCAGTGTCGTTTCTATTTTCTTTCATATCTTATTCCTTTTCTATTTTTGTATTTATTTGCTCGCCATCTAATATGTATTTTAATTGTGCTATGTCTTTAAGCAAACAAACTAATTGATTATTGCTTTCTAGATTTAATCTAATCATATCTCCATCACTAATTTGTGCATTAGTTATACGTATATGTTCTATATAATTAAGTGCTTTATCAATTATGTATTTGTCTTTATCAATTATGTCTTTGTCTTTACTATTCATTTCTTATTCCTTTTCTATTTTTTAAACATATAAATTATAAATTTGATTGTCATTGCCATTAGAATCAACATTGCGATAAATAATACTAAGAAAAAATCTAATGGTATCAACCAACATATTATTTCAATTAGTGTTTCCATTTTTCCCCTTTCCTTTGTACTTGTCATATATTCGCTCACATTGTCTCTTACAATATCCAACTCGCTTACTTGTCTTGTCCCAAGTTAAATGGTATTCATTGCGACAACGTATTATGTCTTGTGCTAATGGATCATATTTGCCGATTGTCTTTAGTTCATTATCAATAAAGTTCATTAGATGGTGTATCTCACTATTGCAGTCTCGCATGTTGGTTTCTATATCTTCCATTTCAATAGCATATTGCTCTAATTTATTTCTTCGTATTCCACCACTTACTCTATCGCTATCAAACTTGGTTGCTTGTGGTTGTGTTTTAGAAAATATCTCAACTCGCTTTTCTTGATAATACTTTATTTGGTTTTCTAAATGTTCAATTTTTTCGTTTGCTTCTAGTATTGTCATTCTTTCCCCCTTATGTATTCTTTACATAATCTTTTAATTGTTCTAACTCGTTTGGTGTTAGTGTTTGGATTCCAACTTCTTTACATTCGCTTATAATTCCATCTAGTAGTCTTGAGAATTGGCTTGTATTCATCTCACTACTTGGTCTATAAACAATAAATTCATTAAATAAGTTTCCATTTACTTTTATTCGCTTATACAATTCATAATATTTGAAGTAACCACTTGGTTTTATTTCTATTGGTAGCATTGTCTCTATTGCATCAGAATATCTTTTTATTAATTCTTTGTGTAATTCTTCATTGCTCGTTTTTAATGCATTTGCTAATTTGTTTTGTAATACATAGAAGTATGAATTAGCATTTAGCGAACGTTTAGCTTTAAGTGGCTTAACTTCAAATTGTGTATTTTGGTCTTGGTCAAGTAAATAGTTAATACATTCTTTACTATTACCGGTCATAGGCTATTCCAAATAATCATCATCTACTGAAACAGTTTCACCGAATTCTGCAAACGGGTCATTTGTTTTGTTTGGTTGACTAAATGCTTTTTGAACAAGTTGATCAGTTGATTCACCTATTTCATCAAAGTCTAGAATAAATGCATAACTATCTTTTTTAATAGTTTCATCTTTTAATTTGTATTCTTTTGGTTTTTCAAATGCTTTCTTAATAGTTATCATTTGCTTATTTTGTAGTTCTACGCCTTTTTTAAATATACATTGTCTATATGTTTTACTATAAGTTCCATCTTGGTTTTTATTACTTATTCCATAAGAATAAATTGCCATTGTTCCATTCTGTGTTTCTATGTCTTTTCTAAATATCATTACTTTTTGGTTTTCTTTATATTCCATATTATTTATCTCCTTCTAATATTTTTAATTGGTCTTTTATACTACCTTCTTGTTCATATAATTCAGGCATATCTTCATATTCTTTTTTTATGTATTCAATTTCTTTTTCAATTCTTTTCATAAGTTCATTATTCTTTTGTAATAATTGTTCATTTATCTTTTCACGATTTTTAAGTGTATCTTTTAGCTCTTTATTTTCTTCAAATAACAATTCTGCGTCTGTTGATGTTTCTTCAATATACATAATTAAGTCTTCTGCTTCTGGTCCACATATTCCTTCACTATCCCAATCATTTGCTATATCATTTAATTTTTTTAATGCTGTATCTTTGTTCATATTTCTCCTTTATTTACTTTCATTAATTATTTTTTTAATGCCGGGTGATAGGTTGTTTATTATTGGTTTGTTTGTTTCATATTCCTTTAATTCTTCTGGTTTAATGAAGAAACATGCACTATCGTAATTTTCTTCTGTTAAACCATATCTTTTTTTATCATTTACGGCGAACTGACAGTTGTTTAGCATATACATTACTAAGTCATTAGCAACCATTGTTTCGTGGTTATATGCCTTGTTAAACTCGTAAATATACCTACCTTTTGTATCAATGTCTTTAATACAGAAAAATAGCATCATATTCGCTTTTGTATAGCATATCTTTCCTGGTTTATAATCATCACTTCGCATATCAATATCTTTGATAAAATTGGTTATTTCATTTGAGTTATGTATATTTGGATTTATCCAACTTAATCTGTTTATGTCTTTCTTCCATTTAATTCGGCTTATGAAATCAATTCCATATTGGTGATATTTCATATATCTCTCGTATCTTTCTTCTTGAACTTCTATTGAGAATGACAAATGGTTTTTTAATACAACACAAATGTCTTCATCATTGTAATTTTTTGATTTGTAAACTTTATAATCTTTTATTCCGTGAGCATCTAACCAGTCACATACAACTTGCTTTTCTTTTTCTTCGGTAGCAAAGTTACCACTAACGTTGTTAATCATTATTTGTACATTACGCTTTCAACTAATTCTTCTAAATATTTTTTGTGATACTCTTTTAAAGCTCTTTTATATCCCGTTTTTAGAATGTTTTTGTCGTGATTATCTAATTCTTGTATATCCTTGCTATTTATGAATTCTATTATATTCTCTTCTTTAAAGTTTTGGCTCTCGTTATGATCTCGGTTAATCAGATATTGTTTCCTATTATCTTGTAAATCTTTAAATATGTATTTAGTCATTCTTATTCCTTCTTTCAATTTCGTTTGTTTGTTCAATTGCTTTATTTAGCAAATGTTCAAATTGCTTTTTGGTAAATGTCGTATGAAGTACTGCATTGTCTTCTGATAACAATGCACCACAATGTCGGCATCTTGGTATATTGTTATTAGCTCTTTTTCTAGCATCATTCCACCAGCCACATTTTTTACATATGACTCGTGGTATTAAATTGCTATCTTTTCTTGTTTGATAAAATTCCACTTTTAATCACCTTATCTTTTTTAATTCTTTTAATATTTCTTCTTTAGTCTTTGGTGTTATTTCAACCAATTTTGCTTTGTCTTGCTTTGGTAACCATATGCAATAGCATTTATTAAATGTTTCATTGCAAGCCAATTGGTACATTCCTAATTGCCAAGATAGATATTCTTTATCTAACTTGTATGTGAATTTAACGTCACATAGACTTTTTATTCCATTAATTTCGGCTATCATATCAAGCGTTCCTGCATATTCGTATTTGTAACTAACTAGCTTTTCTTGTTCTAATGGAATTATATTTTTGTCTTTAACTAGATCCAGGTAACTTTCTAGCCTATACCACATATCCATATTGATTGAGTCATCATCAGCCAAGTCGTTTATATAATCTCTTGCATATTCTAAGTCGTTGGCTTTATTTCCAAGTATTTCAATTATCTTGTGGCCTTTCGTACCAAACTCGGCTTTTCTAGTTAATATTTCTTGTGGAATGCCTTGATATTTATTTGGCATAATCTTATGTATTATTTGAGTAACACTTGGAATAATGATTCCATCTTTTAAATAGATATGTTGGCTTTCTACAAACTCTACCATTTAGCATCCACTTTCGTAGCAATCAGGACAAGCAAGTCCATAACCACCATCTGCAAGTCCTAACGTGTCTAACATAGTATCTGTTTCATGCCACTCTTTGCATACTGGGCATAAGCAATATTCAATACCATTTATTTCAACAAATTTGTTGTCATATTCGCTATCAACAATTACTTCATCTTGGTGTTTTTCAACATACTTTTCTACTTCTTTAGTATCTAATGGTTTATTGTTGTTCTTCATTTTCTACCACCTTTGATTTGATTAGGTCACTTGCTTCTTGTATTGTTAATAGTCCTAATCTTTCTTTACCTAATTTTTGTAAATATTCTTTTATAATGCCTTTTTCAAACTTGTCTTTAATAACTAATTTTTGTGCATCAGTTATTAATTGTTCTTTAGGTTCTTCACCAGTATTTGTTGTATCTGAATCACGTGTATCGTCTATTGCAAATAATCCATTCAGTGCATATTTTCTGGCATAAGAAGAGCTTGCGCCTGTTATCTGACTTCCATCCATTCCTTTTTTAGTTTCTTCTTCTCTTGCGTATGCTATATTGCTTATTGCATCTTCATCATCAAATAATGTTGCCGTTGCTTTCACATAGTATCTTTCACCAATATTTACTAATTCATCACTTAGTACTAATACTGTTTCAGTTTCTTTTAGTAATGGCTTTACAGCTTCTAATATGTCTTCACAATTTCTGTACTTGTAGCCACCAAACTTATTTGTTTGTGACTTTGGAGCTTTTAATTCTTGTTGTATTTTAAATAATTTACTTTTAATTTCTTTCATTTTATTTCTCTTTCTTTTCTAGCAACCCTAATTTTCTTTTAGTTGCTGTTGGTATCTTTCTTAGTAGCTTTAATGCTTTATCATTTGTTGCTATCTTTTTATTTGCTATCTCTAAAGCACTTTTTAAATCAGTTGTATTGTCTAGTAATTCTTTATTGTTTAGTTTTAATAAGTCATACTTGGCTTTATAATTGATATTTGTAAATATTGTCTTTTTTTCTAATATGTAAATAATTTCAATTACTATTCCTAATGCTATGAAGATTGTTAATAATATTTCTTTCATTTATTCGCCCCTATTACGATTAGTAAATCTAATAACATAACTACAATAATTAAAATAACTATCATTGATTAATCCATCCATAATTTCTAACTTCATCTTTGATATTTAATAGTCTCTTGCTTGTTGGCTCAAAATACATACCTATGAATTTATCTTCAATGCCATATTCTCTGTTCTTACAAACTTCTAATATATTGGTATAATCTTGGTAAATATCTGGAGCACCTTTGCCATATAATTCTTGAATATTCTTTTTAAAGTCTTTATTAACTCTATGAAGTATAAATACGTTGTCTGCAATATTTGTTAAGTCGGCTGATCCAGATATATCGTTTTTTCTTAGGAATGTTGTTGTTTTTCTTGGATGACATACAAAGTGAATGTGTACATTGTATTCTTTAGCAATAGAACTTAATTTAGTAATAAACTTACTTTGTTGTGCATATTTGTTATCATCATTACTTCCAATATCAATACTCATTAGATTATCAATGATAACAACTTTTATATTGTGTTGTTTAATAGCATCTTCAATACTTTTAAGTACGCTTTCACTACTGTTTCCATAATCGTTGTCATATATATATATCTTGTCTTTTAACCAATTAAATATTGTTAGTTTTTTACTTGCTTCAACATAGTAGTTTCCGTATTGCTTACTTAGTTGTACGTTTTCTTTTCCCGCTGCTTGTAATACTAACCAATTTGCTAATCTTCTCTCGGTTAATTCTCCACTATATATTGCCGTTGTGTATCCTTGATTAATACTTTCTAATGCCATTTGATTTAGGAATGTTGACTTTGCACTTGCATTGCTTCCACTCCATACACTTAATTCACCTAACGCGAATCCGTGTACAAGTCTATCAAGTTCTAATACTTCACTTTTAACAAATGTTTTTTCTTCACTTTTTAAAATATCGTCTTCACTAAATTGTTTTATTGCTCCTTTAGTATCTATTTTTATCTCTGATAGTTTTTTATTTCTTTCTTGATATTCTTGATATGACATTTTATTTTCTTGCAAATCTTTGTATAAATTATTCGTTATATTCTCTTTATAATGGTCTATAACAATTTGTTGTACCTGGTCTAATTGGTCTTGCCAAGTTCTCTCCATTACTAGCGTTTCAGTAATAATATCAATTAGATCATCCATATCTATTTTGTTATCTATACGTTCATAAATAGTTAATGGCATTATGCAATCATATTGTTCATGGCACTTTATTGCATCTTCTAAATATTGCGATAGATTTTTATTAAATAAGTAACTAGGTTTTACCTTTAGATAGTTAATAGCTTCTTTTTTTGAATAAACAAGTGCTACTAATTCTCTTTCGGCTTCGTATACTCTTTGTTCATAACTTTTCATATTATTGATACCGAATTCCCTTCTTTTATAATTTTTGGCTTATATTCGCCTTTATCGTTATCTATTTCTTTTCTATTCCAATTTCTTACTGTTGCCTTCCAATCCTTCATAGATGACTTACCAATTTTCCAACCATTAGACTCGTAATAGTCTATAAATCTATCGGCATCTACATTAAAGTTGTTATCATCTATGTAATCTTGTAGTTCTGTAATAGTCGGTTTAGTAAAATATTTGTGTGTTTCTTTCTTATATATACCTTTAGATATATATTCTTTCTTTATATTCTTATATTTATTAGATGTGGTCGTTTGTTGGACATTTTGTTGGTCGTTTTGTTGGTTGATATTAACTATTGAGCATTGATATTTGTCATAATTTACAATGGTTATCAGCGAATATTTGTTGGTTGTTTTGATGGTTAAGTTGTTGGTTATTTGTAGGTTGATTAATGCTGTCCTTATTTTTTGCTCACTTAATCCCGTTTCTTTTGCTAATTTTTGCCTACCAATAATAAGTTGCCCACGTTTAATTTTTATTCCTTGCCATTCAGTATCTTTCCAACTTGCCTTTAATAGTAAATATATGAATAATGCAAATGTATTAGGTTTATCTATCCATTCCCAATTTAAAATCTTTTTGTTTATTTTTATGTATCCATTATTCATTGCTACCCCCTAATCACAACATTTTTGAAATTCGCTAACGGTATAGAGCAATGCAATAGTAAATACGATTATTCCTAGCCATGTGAATCCAATGTATTGTCCTGTTGTCCAACTATATATGGTTGTTACGAATGTATCGTGAATTACAATATATAAAGCTCCTAATCTTGTAATAGTTTTAAATAATTTAGTCATTCTTATTCCCCTTTTTATTCTTTGACATTTGTTATTGTTTTCTTTTTAAAGTATTCAATCGGTATTGTCGTACCTATAATTAAGCAATTTGGGTATTCCTTTTTCATTTGCTCTTGAAGGTCTTTAATTATCTTGTATGATTTGTTGTATTTGTAGCCTGTTAATTCTTGAATATCTTTAATTGTGTAAAATAATTTCTCCATTTTTTCCTTTCTTTTTGCAATTTAATTGCAATTATTTTTTAAAAAAAATTAGATCATTAATGTTGATTTCATATACTTCAGCCATCTTTAATGCTACTGAAATAGTTGGCTGTGTAATCATATGTTCATAGCTTAACAACGAACGTGGGCTTATTCCAATTTGCTTTGCTGCATCAGGAATTAATAGTCCTTTGTTTACTCTTGCTGCTCTTATTGTAATTTTCATTTCTTCCCTATCTCCTTATCTACTTTAATTCTATTGCAATCTAATCGTATTGTCAATAACAATTTGCGATTTAATTGCATTTGGGTGTAAACTATATTGTTTTCATTGCATTTTAAATGTATAATGTATATATATAGAAAGGGACGATATTATGAACGAACTTTATGATGGCAAGATATTTGCTAATAACTTGAATCATTATATGAAGATAAACAACGTTGATAGAAATAAACTATGTAAAGATTTAGGTTTTAAATACACTACTGTTAGAGAGTGGACAAATGGTACGGCTTTTCCTAGAATTGATAAAGTTGAAATGTTAGCAAATTATTTCAATATACAAAAAAGTGATTTAATTGAAGATAATGGACAAGCCAATTTAAGCGAACTAGACGAAGCATTATTTAGCAAGGCTAAAGAACTTACTGATGAAGAAAAAAGAGCCGTTATAACTGTAATGAACGCAATTAAAAAAGATATAGACGAAAAAAGATAGAAAGTGTAGTTATATGATTAGAGAGTTATTAGATGGTTCAATTAGTCAAAATGAATATCTTAATTCAAATAATATAACTATTATTTATAATAAATTACCTAAAAGAATATATGGATTCGTCTTTCTTCATAACGAAGATACAATCGTTGTTATTAATGATTATTTATCTAATTACAAAAAGAAAAAAACTATTCTTCACGAATTAGCGCATATAGAACTTAACCATTTGTATAAGAAAAAAAGACTATTAGAGTTTAAATTAGAAGATATTGAAGACGAAGCTGATGAATATATTAAAAAATTAGAGAAAGGAGAAAGAATATGAATAACGAAGCAAAACCAAAAAGAAAAGGAATAAGCGTTAAAACATTTGTTATTGTAGTGGTTGCTTGCTTAGTTGTATTGGGAATTGTTATTGCATCCGTTGCACCTACTATCAATGCAAATGAAAACTATGATTGTTCTAATGCACCAACAGGATCATTTGTAGATATATATAAAGCATTTCAATCAAATGAAGTAACGGCAAAAGATACATACGTTAATAATTGGTACAGTTTTACAGCAACTATAAGTGAAATTCATGACGATGGAACAATTAATGGCGAAAAGTATTACATTAAAGCTATACAAAAAGGAACTGATATGAATGTTAGTGAAAACGTATATTTTAAAACAACTAATAATATTAAATCTCAAATATCAACTTATAAAGTTGGCGATACAATAAGTTTTTGTGGAAAATTTGTAAACCAAGATGGAATCGTAACTTCTAATTATTATATAGAACACGCAATTATTAAATAAGAAAGGAAGTGATTATGATGGGATTATTTGATAAGCAAAACGAAACATTTGCTGCTGGTATGTATGAAAATGACATTAAAAAGTATCTAAAAAAGAAGAACGGCAAAACTCACGTATTAATGATAGAAAGTTATGCCAAGATTGTTAATGTATCAATTTCAGCTGATGATAAATACACAACACAAATTGATAGTGTATTAGAAAAAATGCAAGACGATGGCTACGATATTATTGACGTTAAAATTAATTCTAGTGTTAATACTGGTGCTTTAGGTAATCAATCTATACTTACTTTAATAACTTATAAATAAAATAAGACACAAAAAAAGCCTAGTGCCGACAGCACTAGACAAAATGAAAAAGGGAATAAGAATGACTAAATCCATAAACTCTTTTTCATATACAATTTTACCAAAAAATATAAAGAAAGTAAAGAAAGAAGCGATATAATATGAACTTAAAAATATATAAAAGAACTAGGTATCAATCAATCTATCAAAATATTAAGAATAAGAATTATATAATTACTATATCAAATCCAAAATCAACAATATCAGCAATTGATAATAAAAAAATTTTTTGTTTAGAAGATGCAATACGAATAAGAGATAACACCAAAACAAAATTAATAAAAAAAACTCAAATTGTTCATAGTGATACATTTGAAGAATTATGGAAAAAATATATATATTCATGTCAAAACGAAGAGCATTTTGCATATTCAACAATAAGACATAAAAAAATAATTCATAATGGATTAAAACCATTATATAATAAACGAGTAGGAAAAATATTAAAAAAAGACATAATTGAATTTATTACAGAATTAGATAAAACAGATGGGCAAAAAAACTACTATTTAAAAATATTGCGCGCTTTCTTTTCTTGGTGCGAAAAAGAAAACTATATAGTTATTAATCCTACATATGGAATTAAAAACATAAAAATCCCCAAGAACAAAATGAAATATTGGTTGCCTGTTCATTTTAAAGAATTTTTAAAAGTAGTTGATAATGATATATGTAGTAATGAATTTTATAGACAATATCAATCAAGATTAATAAAAATATTTGTTTTGATTGAACTAAACATTGGTGATAGACCTGGAGAAACAAGAGCTTTATCATTTGGTGATATATCAAAAGAATATAATACAATATCAATTCACCACTCTATCAATTATGATCCTAATGGTAAAGAATATTATTCAATGACTAAAAACTATCAATCGCAGAGAGACTTAGACGTATCTCCAAAGCTAATAGATGAAATATTAGATTATAAAAAATATCTTGAATCATTAAATTTAATAAAAGTATCAAACGATACACCTATATTAATTAATTTTCATACTTTAAAACCAATAAGCGATAATTATTTAAGAAGTATATTCAATTATTATATAAGTCTCGCTAAAGTGCCTAAAATAAGATTATATGACTTACGACATACATACGTAGCGACAATGATGGCTGAAGGTTGGGAATTATATCATATCAGTGAAAGATTAGGTCATAAGTCCTACTCTACTACTGTTGATAAATATGGACATATAAGTGATAATGTTAGAAAGGAAATAGCAAAAACTACCGATAAATACTATTAAAAGTGTAAAGTAAAATATATCTTAAAAGTCAAGTGAGAGTAAATCTTGGAGTAAAAATATGAAAAATCCTTATAAAATAAGGAAAATATAATATCAATTTGGTATCGACCAAGGGACTCGAACCCTTATGATAAAATCAATAGAACCTGAATCTATCGCGTCTACCAATTCCGCCAGGTCGACATAAAATGATTATATATCATTAAAATGTTATTTTCAAT